GAGTCGCCAGGAAGAACCTCATCGAGGTAAAACGGGATGAGGTACCCGCTATCGAAGGTGGTCTTGTGGGTTTTCTGAATCGAGAAAGAAGAGCGCGGAATATCCGCGCGGGGGGTCATCGCAAAGTGGTGGGTTTGCGCGGTGCGGTTGCGGTGCATCACTTGGAGGTCTCCTTGAGGTCAGATGCCCGGGCAAGCCGGACTGGGGTGAAGGTCTCGATCGAGCCATCGGAGTCATCGTACTCGCCGAGGTGGTTGAGTTCAAAGTCCTGGGGGTGCCTGGCGATGTCATTGCCTTGTTGGGCGTCGTTGACTTCGTCAGAGAAGGAGCGGATTGCGCCGCCGAGAGAGGCGACGAAGACAGGGCGACCGAAGGCGAGAGTAGCGCGGTCGAAGATGGCGACGATTTGGAGTTTCATAGGGTGCGTTTCAGTTGGTTGAGTTGCGCTCGCTTGACGGTCTCTTTGACCTCGAGTCGAGCGGGGGTGTTGTCGTGTCGCAGCTGGTGGGCCTCGTGGGCCCGCTGCGCTTGGAGCTCTTCGAAGTCGAGCTTGTGGCGTCGCTTCCAGAGCTTGTCGTAGTACTTGGGGGGGGGTCCCTCAACTCCGTTGAGGATGTGTGTTCCGTGTGGATAGACATCGGAATGAAAACGATTGAACCAAGCCGCGCCAATACCGGGCTTGAGTGACATCCGGACAAATTCAGGCTTACGGCCACGGTAGTGAGCTTCAGCCAGGTCGCCGTTGACCTTTTTAAGGACATAACGGGCGGTATAACGTGCAGTTTGAACGTTGAGGGCACCAATGGTTGAGAAACCGTGGTGCCAGAGTTTAGAGAGTGTGGGCGATGTGTACAGGGGATTGCCCGCATTATGCTTGTAGAGTTCTCTGTCTGAAAACCAGACGTTGAAGATACATGCATGATAGTGCGGGCGTTGATCCTTATCCCCATATTCGCCACACATGAAGAATCTGAGAGGTGGATAGGACTCGGCAAGAGCCGAGGGGTTTGACTTGCACCAACTGGAGCGATGCCACTTGCGTAGGCGTTTCATAAACAGTTGGAAGTGTTCGTAGTGCAAGGATTGAAGGGGAGGTAGGTGTTTGTCGTCGTAGGTGAGTGTGAGAAAGAGGTTGGAGGGGTGGAGGCTGGCCTCGTTGACGATGCGCGCTGTCCAGTCGCGCGCACGGGCGAGTCGACAGCCGATGCACTGACCACACGGGAGCTTGATAGGGTCTCCCGCATGGGTAGTGGACGACTTAAACGAAATTGACCCGTCAGGGAGCTTGAAAGCCCCGAACGGGTGGTAGCAGGCCATAGAGCATGGCCTTAGAGACGCCAGCCGCCCCGCATGGGCGGGGGAGCGACGTTGATGCGCTTGGTGGACTGGGTCTTGGAGCGGAAAGACGAGGCTGACTTGGCCTTGTTGACTGCGTGTCGCATGAGGGTTTTCCTTAGGTTGTGACGACCCGGAGGGGGTCGTCGGGGAGGTGACTGGGTGTCACCTGGAACAAGTATATCAAGTAGAACACTTGTTCCAGGACGGGCACGGCGAATGCCTAGGCCGAGACGGGGGGAGCCCCCGTAGCCCCCACCGAGACGCTAGCGTCTTGAGGTGGAGGGATGAGCCCGAGCGTGACAGCTTCGGCGCGGTTGGTTTCGTCGCCGATGAAGTCGATGAGCAGCTGAGGGTCGTTGGCGAACCGTGCGCGCAATGCCGCTGGGAGGGCCTGGAAGGCCTCTCCAGCCGCGCGAACGGAGTTCAGTGCACCCTGGTAGTCAAGTACGTCGGAAAAATCGCCGTATTGCGGAGGCAGGGGGTTGTCGGGGAGTTGGCCGGTCAGGCCGAACTGACGGACGATCTCGTTGATGTCCGTCGAGGCCTGCTCGCTGATCTTGGTCCGGGTCGGGTCAAGGCAGGCCAGGCCGTTAGCAAGCGACCAGGCTGAGCGGTCGTAGTTATAGGGGGTGAAGAGGAAGGGAGGTGGTGCGAAGAAGGGCGAGGGAATCTCGCCAGTGTCCGGGTCGCAGGGAGAGCAAACGGGAGGAGGGCAGTGTTTCATGGTGGGTTACCGATTGAGGTTGATGATGCGTCCACGTTGCGTGGTCCGCCTGGTGGTGTCGATGATGTCCGAGACTTTGCCAGCGCCAGAAATGGCAGAGTTGACCGAACCGAGAATGCCGGTGATATAGGGCAGAACTGCGCCTATGGCTGTTTTCTGAAACTCAGCCATATTTTTTTCACCGGCGAGACGGTAATTGGCAGACATGCTGGCGGCCTTGGCCGCGGATACATCTGCGTCAAAGGTTTCTCGAGAAAACTCGAGATTTTGAGACGCCTGGTGGCCGGCAGTTTTAGCGTTGGCGGTGTTCTGCCTGGTGGAGTCGATGGCGGCGTTGATGGACGCCGGCTGAAGAATCTTCGAAAGAGTGTCTGCATTCGTGTTTTGAGTGTTGGCGTTGATGTTGGCATTCTGAGCTTTCAGGTTTTCGACCGTGGCGCCCGCCATCTGGGCAGCCCGGCCGGAGTTGAGGGCAGGAGAAATCGCGTCGCTGATGCCAGAGGAAGCGCCGCCAGGACTGGAAGCGCCGCCCTGGCTGTAGGCGAGCATGGGGTTCAAGCCAGCGGCCTGCATGTCCGCTGTGCCACGCTGGTACGACGTGTCGGACATTTGGCGTTGAAAGTCCATCTGGTTCTGCGCCTGGCGGGCGTTGGCGGCGTTGGCTCGTTCACCCCCGAGGAAAGACAGGCCGCCCTGGAACAGCGGGCCGGCCAGGTTGCCGGCCATGCCCCACAGACCAGGCGAGGTGCCTGAGCCGTAGTTAAAGCCAGCAGGGGGGGAGCCGGAATTAGGAGGCAGGTCGTAGGACTGCATCCCGCCGCCGCCGGGGTTGACCGCGGAAGACACCGCGCCAGCGGAACTCATCATGCTGCCGAGCGCAGGCATGCCGTAGTACATCCCCGCCGCCCCCAGGGCGACGGGGGCGGCTTTCTTGACGAATTTCTTCGCCTTCTTGAAGAACGATTTGATGCCCATGGCAGCGCCTTAGAAGTGGTCGATCAGGCCAGGGACGCCGTAGGCCGGGAGCGGGCGAGCTGCCTTGATGTCGAAGAAGCTGTCCATGATGATCTGCTGGCCCTGGGCCGCGGCACCGACAGCGAGGACCCGTTCAAACGGGGGACTCTCCTGAATGAAGGTTGCGTTGAGGGTTGGCAAATTCGTGAACCGTTGTGCCAAGTGCCAGATGTCGATGGTGCCGGCCGACGTGGAGCGGAAGAGGCCGGTGATATTCGACGGGTTGTAGCGGTATTCCGCATACCGTTCCTGATAGCCGAACACGACATCATCATCCGCGGTGCCCTGGCAGTAGATCTCCTTATTCAAGACGCTCTGCTCGCCGAGGTGAGAGAAGGCCGGGAAGTAGAAGTCATAGCGGGTGCTGCGGCTCCACATCTTGCGAATGCCTTGCTGGTACGAGAGATCGGCCCTGACGCAGCAGAGACCGATGATCATTCCATGTTCGGTGAACGCTTGATTGAAGCCGTGGCCTGATGCCAGTCCTGTACCCATCGCAGCCAAGTTACCAAGAGGAGTTGTCGAGCCGGCTTCTCCAGTTGCGGACGTCTGAGCGATGGGATTAACCACGATAGGCGTGGTTCCTCCCCCAAGGTACTCAGGGCGCTGGAGTCGAGCGTCAGGAGATACCACGCCGAAGTGGGATCGGACGATTTCTGCATAGCGTGTGCCTCCGCGTGCATCGCGTTCCAGAAGCTTCTGAATCTGGAAGCTGGTGCGCAGTTGGTTGATGGTGGCCGAGGTGGCCTGGCTGAGGTCCGCGAACATGCCTGTCGCGGTGTTGACGGGTCCCCAGTTGAGGTTGCCGGTGCCGGTAGCGGAGACGAGGGTGAGGTTCGAGCCTGCGTTGCCGGTCGTGCTGACGAATGAGGTTGAGCCTGACGTGCCGCGGACTGCGAAGGTTGTCCCGTCAGAGCGAACGGGAGCCTGGGTGCCGAGCGGGATCGTGATTGCGGTTCCCTTTTGGGTAAAGGGTAGGCATGACGTGAAGTAGTCGTGGCGCTTGCCGCGCTTGCGCAGCAGGTAATCGCTCGGGTCGTCCGGGCCGTCATCCTTGTTGGTGGTTGCGGGGCCGCAGAGGTTCTCGTCCCTAAACCATTCGTTGTAAATCAGGTTGTAGGCGCGAAGGAATAGCGACGAGTGCTTGATCGTCGAACCGGCTTCGACCTGGCCGGCAGTGGGTAAACCCATGTAGTCGTAGATCGACAGGATTGGCCAGCCGCCGGCAGGAGAGGTTATCTCCGGAACGATGTAGCTGATGGAGTCGCCTGGCGCGTCTTGTTGGCCCATGAGCTTGACCCAGTTGTTCCAGACGATGCGGTTGGGCACGAAGAAGAAGAACGTGTCCAGGTGGGCGTTATCCATGATCGGAGCGATCGGAGTAGCCAGGCGGGCGAACATGGTTGCCTTGACGTTGAAGGAGTCGCCAGGAAGAACCTCATCGAGGTAAAACGGGATGAGGTACCCGCTATCGAAGGTGGTCTTGTGGGTTTTCTGAATCGAGAAAGAAGAGCGCGGAATATCCGCGCGGGGGGTCATCG